AGCCCGCAACAGAGCGAGCGACCGCGACACGCGCGTAAGACGTATAAGCCACCTCGTTGGTCGTCTGGTTGCCCGCTTCGCCAGGATCAGACGAATGCAGCGACACATACAGGTTCGTCAGCGGCGACGAGGCTGCGTTGTCTGCGATGTTCGCAATCGCCGTGCCGATAAAGATAAGCTGAAGCAAATCCGATTCGAACGTATTCCCCTTAGACATCTATTCCACTCCGATTGCCCGGCCATCCGGCCCGCGTTTGATTGTCTTCGGCCTGCCAAGCGTGGCCGCCAGCGCTTCCATTGCCTTCGCCATTGCAAGCGATCCGGTTTCGGATGACTGCGCCTGACGGTTTGTCTGTTCCTTGCCCGCTGCCGCTTGCTTCTCGCCCATCACGGCCTGCATTTGCATCTCTTCGCGGCGAAGCTGCATTTCTTCGGCTTTCAGGCCCATCTCGCGCTGCTTAAGCTGAAGCTCGGCCTGCTTGATCTCCAGCTCGACGCCCTTGATCTGCGCGGCCATGCCTTCCTTCTGCAATTCCATCTGGGTGCGTTCGCCCTCGGCCTGCATTTCCATCTGAAGCCGGGCGGCTTCCATCTGCGCTTTCTGGGCCTCAGCCTGCATTTTGGCAGCGTCCTGCTGTTCAAGCTGCTTCTTCAGTTCCTCGATCTGCTGCATGGCCTGCTGAAGCTGGGCGCCAGCGTCCATTTTCTCCACAAGCGCTTTCTTGTTCTTGAGCTGGCTGGCCTCGATCAGCACATCCGGCGGGATCGGAACCCCGGCCTGTACCATCGCGGTAAGCTGCTCAAACTGCTCATGCTGGAGCGTGATCATGTCCGGCGCGGCTTCTATGATGATGTCCACGTCCATCTCTGCCAGCGCGTTCTGCACAGGGGGCTGCATCGGAGGCATACCCATCGGCATGGGCATGACGTTGCCCATCTGGGGCGGCATCTGTGGGGGCATCTGACCCTGCATACCCATGCCCGGAACACCGCCCATCGGAGGGGCTTGCGGAGGCATTGGATGGCCCGGTTGCATTTGGCCCGGCATCATCGGTTGGTTGACCGGCGTGAACCGTGCGCCTGCCGGCGCCTCGTCATCCGAGATCCGCAGGAACATGGGCTCAGTCCAGAACTGCTTCGCCCGCGCCCAGAATGCGCGGTAGACACGCAGCTTCCAGTCGTTGTGCGTGTCGTACAGCGTGTTTTCTTCAGCGAGGCCCGCGTTCTGCTGGGCAAGGATCGCGCGGCCGGACTGGTTCTCGACACCGCGCCCTTGCAGTCCAGCGTTCGGACCCTGCGCGTCAATCTCGTTCTTGGCGTCCTGAAGCAGCTCAAAGTTCTGGGCAACCTCGGCCTGGGACTCGATGAACCCCCAATCCACACCCATTTCGCCGTTCGCAATCAGGTGCGCGTCAGCCCGTGCAACTTCTTCCTTCGGGTTCGTGTCCGGCGGGAAGATGCCCGCTTTGCTCCAGATGCGGCGGTTCTTGATCAGGAACAGCGACATCGACCGGCGATAGTTCATCTCGGACTGAGGCCCGATCATGTCGCGCACAACGCCGTAGCGCTCGTTCTCGCGGGTCACATAGGCGGACGCTGCAATGATAGGGCAACAGGGCTTGCCATCTTCATCGAGGTATTTAGACACGCCTTCTTCCAGCACACCACCGCCGCTGAAATAGGCATAGTTCCAGACGCCATCCGGCGCGCGCCAGTAGATACACGCCACACGAACCCGTTGACGGTCTTCATCGCCCCAGCGGAACCGGGGCTTGTCGTCGTATCCCTCGTCAGTCGTATCACCGGTCAGCGAGCCTTTGAGCGCTGCCTCAGCGTCCGGATTGTCCGGGAACAGCGCCAGCGCGTCTTCAAGGTCGTACCAGTTGTGATAACCCTTATAGCGTGCATCGCTGAAGTCCGGACGACGTGAGCGCGGGTCATAGAAGAACTGGTCAAAGTCGATCTCCTTGCCGACAATGCCAAAAGCGCCTTGGCCCTTCTCGTAGCAAATGTCAATTGCCCAGATGCCTTCAATGCATCCAGACTTGAAACAAGAGCTTGCCAGCTTGTCGAACCGGATCGTGTTCTCGATGTAGTCAAGAACGTCCGTGGCAACCTGGGCCTGCTCCTCGTTGCCGGGCTTGCGGGCAAAGGCTTTCGGGTCAGAGCGCGCCTTCTGCTCGATACCGCACAGGAAGTTCACCTTGCGCTTGATGCGGTTCATGGTGACAATCGGCTGGCCGCGCCGGATCAGGATTTGCTTTTCGCGCTCGTCCCATTGCGTGTCGTTGTAATTGTCATACCAGTCGCGGTCCCGGTGAGACAGCTTGCGCGCCTCGTTATGCGCGTCCTCAGCTTGGCGCACCCACTTCTTATAGGTCGCAATGTCCTTACCGGCGAACTCGCTGTTCACCGGATCAGGGCCGCTGTACTTCTCGGTCTGAGGCTTGCCCGCAATCATACCCGCCAACTATCCCCGTCTGGCGCCTTGGCGCGGTAATCGCTGAACGCTTGCGGCTTGGGCGTGGTGAGCGGCACAATGGCCGGGTGCGCCATGTCCAGCGCAAGGCCCATCATCGAACACACGTCCACAGCGTCATCATGCTTACCGGCTGGGAAGGCTAACAACTGTTTCAACACGCGCTCTCCCCTCTCGTCGTCCAGCAATGAAACCTCACCCATTGCTGCCCGGCTCTGGAACGCACGGGCACGGGTCGCCTTGTCGTGTATCGAGGGCAGCCATTCCATGCGGCAGCGCGTAGCCGTCTCGGTCATGCGGCGCTTCAGCATCGGCTCGATTGCCTTCTGGATCACACCAGCCTCGCCAAACGCACAGATCGGCTTCCACTTGCGGATCATGTGCAGCTTTTGCTCTATCCACTCGTCCGAAGCGGTCTGGCCATGCCACCAGTCTAGCTGGAAGATGCGGCCTGTACCGTCTACGCCCCAAATGGCGTGTTCCGTGTAATCGCCGTCACCTTCGGTCACGGCATAGTCGCTGGTCATGTAGACGTGCACACGCTCGGGCGGCTTCTCGTGGCGCTTGAACCAGGCTTTCAGGAAGAACGTGCCGTCATCGGGCGTCGGGTTCTGCTGATACAGCGCTGACCAGTCGCGCGGGCCAATCGTCTGCTTGATCTCTTGCAGCACATTGACCGGAAACCGCTCAGGCCACAGCGCGCCGCCATCACTCATCAGGGCGGGCAGGATCAGCTTGTCCCACTTCTTGCCGCCCTTGGCTTCGGCTTCCAGCAAACGCCCGGCAAGGTCGTCAGCGTGCCAGCGAGTTTGCACCAGTATTTCAGCGCGCATTCCCTGCAAGCGCGTGTAGGCCGTCGATGTGTACCAGTTCCAGACCGTTTCGCGCCGCGTCTCGCTCTCGGCTTCCTCGCGGTCCTTCAGCGGGTCGTCGATGATCAGGATGTCTGCGCCCCGGCCCGTGACTGCCGTACCCACACCAGCCGCGACATATGCCCCGTTCTTGCTTGTGTTCCAGCGGTCAGCCGCCTTGCTGTCCTGCGCCAGCTCGACGCCTTGGAACACGTTCTGAAACCTGCGCTCCTGAAAGATGTTGCGGACCTGCCGCCCAAAGTCCTTGGCAAGGTCGCTGTTATAGCTCGCCTGGATCACTTGCCGGTCAGGGTTGCGGCCAAGGAACCATGCCGGGAAACGCTTCGTGGCCAGCTCTGACTTGCCGTGCCGGGGCGGCATGAAGATCATGAGCCGCTGAATCTCACCGCGCTCAATCGCTTCCAGCTTTTCCGCTATCAGCCGGTGATGTTCAGCCGGGGCGTATTGCGGGAACGTGTACTGAGCGAAGTCAATTAAGCTGCGCCGGGCCTTTCGCCGCTTCAGCAGTTCCTCGGCTGCCATTGCTGGCGAGATGTGCTGCAAGGTCTTCGTCGCTGTATTCATCAACGGTCCGGTTCAGGTTCTCTCTCACCGACTTCTCAACGCGTTCGCCGGTCAGAATGCCAATCTCCTTCAGTGCGCTCACAGCAGGCCCGTAGGCGGCGTCTTTTTTGGCGGCGGTGTAGGTAGCGACGCACTCACGAATGAGCCACGCGAGATCAATCTGGGCTTCCTGCGCGGCGTTTGCGCGAAGCTCGGCAATGCGGGCTTGTATCCTATCATTCCCTATCAGGCGGGCGGCATTGTCTTGCAGGGACTTGCGCGAGCCCTTGTATCCAGCGGCTTCATAAGCGTCCGTCTGGCTCATGCCTTCAGCGATCTTCTGGCAGAACAGTTCGTGTTGCTGGTTGTCGAGCATCATGCCCTGACCCTCAAGCCATAATCGTCCTTCACCGGATACCCAGACACCTCCAGCAGGATCAGCAACTCCTTGGTGCGCCCGCCTGCTGTGGTGATACGGTGTTCTAGCCAGCCAGAGATGCTTCCAGACAGGCGGAACGTTGCCGTTGTGGTGGTGTTGCTGGCGTTGGATATGCTCAGGCCAGTGACGACGTTGGAGACGCTTGCAATGGTGTCTGAGCCCAACCAGCCGGACCAGTTGACGCTGTAGTCGAGCGTCTCGTTCTCGTCCTGTGTGGCAACAATGGCGTTCCCGCGAGGCTTGAGGCCGCGCAGGATCGTCTTCGCCTGTTGCAACACTTTGATGTAGCGGTCGGTCATTCACCCCTCCGGCCAAGCCTGGCTGGCGATTGCGATGAACAGGCCAAGCCCGAGGCAGAACAGGATGGCGGCTGCGAACAGCATCAGGCGTTACGCTTCGCGGCCTTGTAGCCGTAGAAAGCGGCGCCAGCGAAGATGACGAAGCCAACGAGGGCGACGAACTCCGACGGCAGGGCTTTCGTGACAGCGCCGTCAAGGGCGACGTTGTCCACCAGGAACGCAAGGGCGAGGCCAGCGAGGGCGTTGCCGATGGTAGGCAGGTCGATGTTCTTCATGGGTCAGCCCTTTCGTGGGGTTAGTCAGCTTCGGCATAAGCGCCGTTGGCACGGGGGGTGGAGAACTCATCGCTGGACGGATGATCTGCCCACGGGTCGAGATACTGCGACACGTCAGGCTTTTCCGGCTCGAACATATCCTCGTCAGCCTCGCCGCTGAAATACGTGACAAGCGCTTCCTTGGCGGCTTCAACGGCATCGTCCATGCTTTCGAGGGCGGCAACGGCCTGTTCGCGTTTGGCAGCCAACGCTTCAAGGTCAGCGTCGATCTGGGCAAGGTCGGCGGTCAAGGCTTGATAGCGCTCGCCTTCACGGGCCTGTTGGGCCTCATAGGCTTGCTTGACAAGTTCGGTATAGCGGTCGGTCATGGGATGGGCCTTTGCGTATGGGTGAACCAAGTTACCCGCTTGGAGGGACACCAAGGGGATTGGATGCGGGGCTTGGCTCGCCAATAGGCAATGGCTTACGCAGTGGGACCGGTGAACGCTTCTGCGCTGGCCAGCCCCTAGCGCACTGTTCGCGGCTCGGGCCATTGGCTTGCACGCGGATCAACAGTGGGCGGGTCAGAATTGGCTTAATTCGCCATGCCCGTCAAGCGGCTACGCTTTCAATCGTTGACAGCTTGACCCGCGTGCGGACTTCACGCCCAAACATCTGCAATTTTACCAGCACCGAATGGCCATCCACGGCCAAGGCCTTGACCTCGTGACGCTCAGCGGCAAGCATGAACCGCACTGTGTCGCCAGCGTTTATCCGTGGAATGTCTTTCGGGATCAGGTGCTCGGGGATGTTGTCATCGTGGAACAAGCCGGGCGGGGGATCAAGCAGCCATGTCTCGTCACGCTTCGGGACTGCCTGCCATCTGCCGTAAGCATCCCTGACAGGGTGGCCAATGTGGCGCATGTTTCGCAGCTTCCACGGGTCTGGGTCAATCACAAAGCTATAGCCAGGGAACGCAACCATAACGCCGGTTTGCTTGCGCTTGGCGTGCCTAGACGCTTTGCGGCGATCCGGGCACAACATACAAAACGCTTCCAATTTTGCCTTGCGGAACTCGTCAACGGCTTTGAGCGGGTATGAGCTGGAGAAAATGTAGAGTGTCACTTGCGGGCTCCTTTCGTGCGAGGCCGGTTCAGGACGCGGCCAACGTCTTCAGCGGGTTGAATCTGAGCGAAGCGGCGGGGCTGGCGTTCGCCACAGCGGGAACACCACGTCCGGCCAAACTCATCGTGCTCGTCGTAGCGATGGAAGCGGAACTGGCAGCGAAAGCTGTGGGGTCTCATTCCGCACCTGCCCAGACGACGAAGCCCATGAGTTGGAGGAGGAGAATGAGGGGGATCATGCTTCACCCTGCGGCGGAACTGTAAGCATCAGGGGCTTGTAATCGTCGGCATTTTTGCCGTGATGCTCCCAGCCTTTAATGGCCTCAATGAGGTTTGACTGCCAATCGTGGCCTTTGCCGTAGGTGTCGTGATGGGTGAGCTGGTAAAGCTGCTTTAGAACAGCAATCCAGTCTTGCAGCAGGTCCAGCCGGGCGACGCTGTGCAGCCCAGCCCATGCGGAATTGAGACGAATTTCGCCCTCGATTTCTTCCGAAGTGATTAAGCTAATCGGTGTCATGCAGCCCTCTCCATCGCTTGATCCTGCTGGGATTTGGCGATGTAAGCAACGCGAATTTCGCGCAACTTCGCATCCATTGCGGTGCCGTATTTCTCGGCGGCATACTTGCGGACGCTGTATAGCACCGTGGTATGGTGCTGGTTAAGCAGAGCGCCTGCACTGTCTAGGCGATAATCTTCAATGATGACGAGATAGAACGCCATGTGCTGCCGAGCTTGAACCAAATCCTGAGTTTTCTTCGGCGTGCATAAGTCCCTAAACGTCAGTCGGTGAGAACCCGACACAAGATCCAAGCGTTTGTCGATAGTCAGCCCTTCGGTAGTCATGCAACTTTCCTTTGTTTTGCAAGCAATTCATCGTTCCAATCCCGGCCAGTGGTTGTCGGGAAATGCAAAGTCACATCCTTCCCCATGCCGCGCAGCCGATGGGCCAAGGCATAAGCAGCCGCGTGACCGGCAAAGCTGTCGTCATTGTCGCCAAAGATAGCGATGTCCTCGCAGCCCTCGGGCGGTATCCACTCCGCCAACAAGCTTGTGTTCAGCGCTGCCCACACCGGCATGTCATACAGGATCATGGCAGACAGGGCCGTCTCTATCCCTTCAGCAATACCCAAGGGACCGCCCGTGTAATCGCTCAAGCGCACCGCTGAACCCTTCGGAACAGAACCCGGCATCAGCTTGCGAGGCGATGCCATCTCAGCCTTTGCCAAACCATCAGGGCGGAGGAACGTCCGGTGCAAGGTGACGTTCTCTCCCGTGTGCGCCTGTACCGTCGCCACAAGGGCAGGGCGAACCGCCCCTTCTCCATCCCGAAGCTGCGGCGCAAAGCGAAGCGACTTGGGATAAGCAAACTCCCTGCAACCGCGCGCCGTCAGGTAAACATCGGCCAGCGATCCACGCTCTATCCGAACCGTCTTGGCCGCAACTTCCCGCAAAGCCGCCTTGCGCTGCTCGTCAGTCATCTCGGCTTTGGGCTTGTCGGGATCGAATTTCTGGTTGCCCAGTATCTTGTCGATCTCGGTTGCCGCCTCGGGGTATGACTTGCCGGTGAATTTCATCGCAAGCGCAATGCCGTCACCAGACCCGCAGCCATTGCAAATCCACGTACCCCGGCCCTCCTGGTTGTCGAACCGAAACCGATCCTTGCCCGCACACAAAGGGCAAGGCCCATGCTTGCCGGTCAGCAATTCCTCGGGAACGCCAAGCGTGGTCAGGATGCCTTTCCATTGACCCTTGGCCGCCTCGCCTGTTTTTCTATGCCAGATGCTCATCCTTCAGCCCTTCCGCGTTGTTTTTCCATGCGCTTGGCGTAGGCAATGCGCCGGGATTTCTCATAGGTCAGGAACGCAAAGTCAGGCGCTTTGCGGCCATTGTGCAGGTCACGGGGCCATACCCCAAACTTGCCCTTGTAAAGCCCCTTGGCGAGCTTCCCGCCCTTGCCGCGTTCATCATCGACCCAAAGGGCCATTGACCAGAACGCTTGCTTATCGGCCCTCGAATAGTTCTTGACCTTGCCCCCGCTGATCTCAACCAGTTCGCCTTCGGCCTCCCTGATCTGCGCCGGGGATTTGACATGACCACAAGCCGGGCACTTCGGCCCCGTGTGAAGAACGCCGCAGTTCGTGCAGGGCTTGGGCAGCTTCTCAGCCTTGGGCTTCTCGCGTTCACTTTCGGGCTTTTTGCCGTCGTCTAGGACATCGTGGTAAATGTCAGTCACAAGGCCAAGCCGTAGCGAATTGCCCGCATGGTCAAGGATCAGGCAATCCTCGGTGCCGGGATTGATCCGCAAGCCTCGGCCGATTTTCTGAACGTGCAGCATCTCGGAACGCGTCGGGGCAGCGTCTATGATGCAGCTAACTGGCCAGTCAATGCCGGTGGTCAGCTTGCGAACCGAACACGCAACCTTGATTTCGCCCTTCCGGAAGTCGCGTTCCAGCTTGGCCATTTCCATGCGGTCGGTTTCGCAATCAACGTACCCTGCCGCAATTCCAGCGTTCTGGAACTGGACCTGAAGCTGCGCCGCGTGAGCGCGGTTGATTCCGAACACCAGCGTTGGCCTGCCGCCAGCCTTTTCCAGCCATGTGTTAACAACGTTGGCGACAATCTTGCTTTCGCCCATGACGCCGACAAGGTCATCTTCCACATACTCGCCAGCCCGTGAACGAACACCGCTCAGGTCTGGCACGTCAGGTGCAAACACCGTGAACTTGGACAGAAAGCCTTCGTTAATCAGGTCGCCAATCGTGGCGGCAATGACAAGCCCTTGCCAGTGAACACCTAGCCCTTTGGTCCAAGGGGTCGCAGACAAACCGACGAAATGGCTGTCTGGCCACTTCTGCATAAGCTGGAAACCAACGCTGTGCGCCTCATGGCATTCGTCGATGATGACCAGCGGGAAAGGCTCACGGACCCGGTCAAGGCGCCTGCCAAGGCTCTGGAACGTCGCAACCTGAACAGGGGCAGACGAGTCAGTTCTCGGATGCTGGGCCTGGATCACACCAATGTGGTCCACGCCTTCCCGCTCAAACTCGCTAACCGCCTGATCAATCAGGGCAATGCGCGGGACCGTGAACAGGACTTTCCTATTCTTGGCTAGGGCACTTTCAATGATCTTGGCGGTGGTCAGGGTTTTGCCAAACCCCGTTGGCGCTTGGAGGATTACCCGCTTAAGGCCCTTGCCAAGGGATTGGCGCAGCCCGTCGATTGCAGCGATCTGGTGCGGGCGAAGTTCACGTTTCGGAGCCATGAAATCATCAAACATCGGCCAGTTCCCCCGGCCAGTTTGGCATGGGCGGACATCGCTCAAACCATTCTGAAGGGAAAAAGGTGTTTGAAGTGCTTCGGTTGTTATTACCGTGTGCAGAAATTGCACGCTTTTGGGTCATCCATGACGGCAGCTTGAAGTTGCGTTTCAGCAACCGGAGCGGTCCTTTGATGACCTCTGGAAGCTTCGCGCCTGCCCATTTCATCAGGGTTTCAAGGTCAACACGGTACTGTGTCGCCCGGCGCCCACCCTTGGCGTAAGCGACGATCTGGAGCGCGCCAGCCTTCCGCAGCTTGTCCAGCGTGCTGGCAACCGTGCGGACCGAGCACCGGACCTTCTTGGCAAGGTACTTGCGACCGGGGCGGATGATGCCGCTGTCATCGTGGCCTCGATGGGTGAACCAAAGGCTAACGATTGACAGGGTGATGTCACGTTCTGCGCGGGTCAGGTTCTTAGCCTTGCCGACCTGTTGGCGCACGATCCGGTTGTGTGCGAACGTGTCCGAACTCGTAAACCGCTTTTCAGGGCTCACATTGATACATTCCGCAACCGGGGGAGGGTTGCGTTCGGACAAAATGGCGGTATATGCTTGCGTCATGTGATTGCTGGCTCCAACAGCTTTTGCAAAGGGCGGGCTCGGACCTTCGACCAGTCCGGCTCGCCCGTCCTAAATTTCACAAATCTTTCTTGCTGGCAAGCCCCGCCACATACGATTCCAGCGCAGCAAAAGCGAACTGGGTGTCAGAAGGGGCTTTCAGTGTGCGCCATCTTCCAACGGGCGGGTTTTCTAATACGCGCTGGAGGTAGGCTAGGGTGCGGGGTGGGATTTGCTTGCGGCGGGTCATCTAAAATCCCGCAGCCCGAACACTCTAGAAAAACGGACGCGCACAGGCGGCAAATCAATCTGCGCGCTCACAACTGCGGCCATATCCTCTGGACGCTCCATAGCCCGAACGTCAGTAACGCCGTCCCGAACGTAAGCCCTGACAATATCGGCGGCAACGTCATCACCGGCCTCGTGCGCGTATTCCCAAATGCGTTCCAGAACTTGAGCGCGAACACCTTCCTCGGCCAATGCTGCAAGCAGGTGCTTGATGGCTTCATCAGCCAGACAGGCGCCAACCTGACGATACATGCTTTCTAGAAACGCCTTGCGCGCGGGGTCGCGGATAACGGCAGCAAACAGGTCTCGCTCGTGTTTGGTCTCCCGATGGCGTATCTGCTCGTGCTGCAAAGCGCCTTTGGTTTTTTCCACAACGGCGTCAGTCTTGACGATCCGTTCACGGGCGCCTTTGAAGGCTTTCGCGCGGCGCTCTGGGGCGGGCTTCGGCTCAAATTCACTCATGGTCTCATCTCCCTCAAAACTTCCGCCCGAGCCTTGCCCTTCTCGGTCGCGTGATACACTTGCTGCTCAGTCCCGTAAGGCCCCAGCCGCTCGCCACGGACAACCAGGATGCCGCCGTCTACCATGTCCCGCAGGCGGGCGCAGGCGGACGATTCCTTAATGCCGGTGCGGTCTATGATCTGGGCACGGATAAGGCCGTCAGGGGCAGCGCAGATGGCTTTCAGGATGGCGTCACACTGAGGCGAACACCAGCGGGCGGCTTGGATCGCAGCGCGCTTCTGTGTGGCGGGGCCGTTCTTCCGGGCCTTGGGTGCGGGTTGATAGTCGAGTAGGGATAGCTGGTCACGCACTGAAAGCATCCTTCACAACGATAACCAGAACAGCCCACGGAAGAACCGCAAGCGGGAGCCATGCCAGCTTGAAGATGCGGGAGGGGATATGGCGGGCGCGGCGGGTCATTTGCGCGACAAGTCGTTTGCGTTTTCAATGGAAAACACCGAATAAGGCTTTCCATCCACGTCAATCCGAATTGCGTATGGCGGCAAACCGTAATCAGCCATTAACATGGCGCCCATAATTTGTTGAGGCCAGCGCGAACCGCGATCAATAACCGGCGCCCACGTAATGACATCACGGTCCATCGCCATTTCACGTTCTGCAAGGCGACCGTAATAAACTGCGAATTTCACGTCGTCGTCGCGCACAGAAAGAACCTGCCGACGAACAGTGTAAAGCTCTTCCATAATTTTACCTATGGCGCTCATGCTTCCACTCCAAGCAACGTGGCCGCGCGGACCTTGCCGCCTGTGGCCTGTTCAATTCTCCGCGCTGTGTCTGGCAGGATGGCGTGACCGCCGCCCCGTAACCTCCACAGCGTTGCCCGGCTTATGCCGAGCGCTTTTGCTTGCGCTGATGGACCGCGAGGGTCTTGCGCGCACCATTCGTCTAATGTCATGCGTTTCTTCATGCGCGCAACATACCGTGTTCGGTGTTTCGCGCAAGACACATTTTTCCAGTTGCAAGCGTGAAACAGTTGTGCCAATGTCTCTTCATCGAACGGAGAGACACATGATCGATTACAAGATTGATTACGACGACGACGGCAAGTACGTCGCCCAGCATTTCGGCACCGACCGCAACAAGGCTATGCGTGCCGCGCGCCGCATCAGCAAGAAAGGTCATCTGGTCTACGTCGTCGGCGCCGCTGGCTACAACCGCGCAACCTACGCTGACGTTGGCCACATTTGCTTTGCGGATGGCGTCATTGTCGAGCGTGACGGGGAGCGCGTGTGATGCTCAACGCCTTCCACGAAACCGACGCCGACAACAGCTACGCATGGGGTAGGCGCCTCGCGGGCGCCATCGACCTTGCCCTGTTCGCCACTGGCCAAGTCCGCAAGCTGAGCGCAACGGACGCCTGCGCTATTGCAGAGGCGATCATTGAGAACGGCGCGGGGCCTGACGCCTTTGCTGACGGCGCTTCGCTCTATGCTGGCGCGCTGTATGGGTCGCCTCTCTACAGCGCTGCCAATGGCGAGATGATCAAGCAGCGCTCGGCGCAGCGGGTGGCGGCATGAACCGCCAAATCTCCCACCACATCGACCAGATCGAAGCCCGCCTTGCGGCAGCAGAAGCTCCGTATGTCGCAGAGGAGCGCGAAATCGAAGCGCAGATGCAAGCCCTGAAAGCCCGGCTCCGTGCGGTGTACGAAGCGCGCTGCGAAGTCGCCCGCCCGTTCGAGATCGAACTTGATGCATTCTACGACCAGCAAAACCAAGAGGAGGCTGCATAATGGCTGAAGGAAATCAACTGATGGTGCCGGAGGCCCGCGCGGTTGGGCCGAGCTATGAGCAGGTCAAGGAGATGGCGCACTACTTCGCCCGCTCAGGTCTGTTCGGGGTAAGCACTCCGGAGCAGGCGTTCAGCTTGCTGATGATTGCCCAGAGCGAGGGGCTGCACCCTGCCCGCGCAATGCAGGAATACCACGTCATCAAGAACAAGCCCTCACTGAAAGCCGAAGCCATGCTGGGCCGGTTCCAGCAGTCTGGCGGAAAGGTGCGCTGGGTCAAGCATGAAGATGACGAGGTGATTGCCGAGTTCACCCATGCTGCCAGCGGGACCACAACGGTATCGTGGAACATGGCGCGGGCAAAGACGGCTGGCGTCACCGGCAACGATACCTGGAAGAAGTACCCGCGCCAGATGCTCCGCGCACGGGTTATCTCTGAAGGCGTGCGCCTGTCCTATCCGGGCTGCATTGTCGGGTTCTACGCACCGGAGGAAGTCATGGACTTCACGCCTGCGCCTGAGCCGATCCGGCAGAAGGTGGAGACGCCCGCAGAAGTCGTGACGACTGACGGCGAGGTGATCGAAGCCGAAACCGTAGAGACTGAAGGCCAGCGAGTGCCGCGCGTAGACGTGTCTCCGCTGGACGCCAACGGCAAGACCAACCGCGAACTGAAAGAGGCACAGGAGCGCCTTGCGCGGATGATCGAGAACTGCGGCACGGAAGACGATCTGGACGGCTGGCTTGAAGTCACTGAAAGCGAGCGCGCCGATCTGCCGGAGGATGTCACAGACGATCTGCGCGGACGCTGGAAGCGGCGCCGTGATGCGATCCGGGCAAAGGTTTCTGTGTGATGTCCCGCTACGAGTTCATCATCCATCGCGGCAACCGGGAGACGCTGGCTGAGAAGCTGCTGGCGCTCCCGACCGGATGGCGGGTCGGCTTTCAGGAGCCGAAGCGGACAACGGATCAGAACAGCCGCATGTGGGTTCTTCTGACGGCCATCAGCACGCAGCTTGTGTGGCATGGCCAGCGCTACAGCCCCGAGGACTGGAAGGATCACTTTGTCCATCTGCTGAACGGGGGCCGGTTCATGCCGTCAGAGGACGGAGGGATGATTCCCATCGGGCGCAGCACGTCGAAACTGAGCAAGCAGGAGCATACGCTGTTGCAGGACATTATTGAAGGCTTTGCCGAACGGCATGGCGTGGATTTGAGAGAGGAAGTGTGATGCGGTATGATCTAGAGATTACCATACGTGTAGCAAAGGCCCACATCTGGGAAGAGGCAAAGGGTAAGCTGCGGGCGCTTTATGCAGTGAACGGACAGGTTCCGTCTCACGAAGCATTTTCGCCTCACTGGGAGGACGTGAAAAAAGCCGTCGAGCAATTTATCAAGGAGTTTGAAGAAGACGGGTTTCACGAATGACTCGCCGCCCCGACCACATTCCCAAGCGCAAGGCGTTTCCGAAGTCTGTTCAGGCCGCAATCCTGCAACGCTCTGGCGGCATGTGCGAAATGCCAGGATGCAAGGCGGTTGGCAAGGAGTTCGACCACTACCCGAAGCCCGTCGCAAAGGGCGGGCTGTCAACGCTGGAGAACGGGCGCCTGCTCTGCAAGCCCTGCAATGCCAGAACCGGAATACAGACGGCCAAGGAGGTCACCAAGGCCGACAAGCAGGCCGGGCGGATCGGTCAACACGCAAGGCGCTCCCGTGCCAAAGCTGCGGGGAAGCACAAGCAGATACAGAGCGCGGGGTTTAGCAAGACGCTTCGGCGGAAGATGAACGGAACAACAGTTAGGAGAGAGACGTGACTGACACACTGGAGGAACTGGAGAAGCTGCTCAAGGCGGGGACGCCGGGGCCGTGGGGAACCGCAGGCAGAACAATGGTTTGCAGTCTGGACGATGCACCGTATCCGGAGCTTCTCGCTGACGCCAGCCAGTGCGTCAATGCTGACGCCAACGCCGCCCTCATCGTCGCCGCGATCAACGCGCTGCCTGAGCTGGTGGCGAGGGTGCGGGAGTTGGAACGCGAGAACGAGGATTTGCGGCAACTGCTTTCATCCGCGCACGTTCTTCTTTACGCCGGACAAAGACTGCAAACACATTTGTCCGATTGGGCAAT